GGCACCGATAAATCCGTTTGCTTATTTGCGGAAACAGGGAATGAGCTATCCTTTATGACCAATGGCTCGGTCACAGAACGTATGCGCATCGACTCTAGCGGCAACGTGGGGATTGGTGTCACGCCTAGTAGGGCTTTACACGTTAATTCAGGCGCTTCCAACGTAGTTGCCACTTTTGAAAGCACCGATGGTGTTGGCGCAATCGAACTAAAAGACTCGTCAGGCACTTGTGAACTGAGTACCTCAAGCGGAGGTTTCAACGTACAACCAAACGGCGGTGCAAGCGCACTGACGGTTGATAATAGCGGCAACGTGCTGGTGGGGACTAGCTCAACACCTAGCGCTACACAGGCAGGATTTCTGTTCACGTCCGATCAGCTTTATACATCAGCAGGTGCTAATACAGCGTATAACTATCAAGTTCGGTTTTATAACGGCAATGGTCTAGTTGGGCATATCGCCACAAATGGTTCATCCACTTCATACAACACATCCTCCGACTATCGACTCAAAGAAGATGTGCAACCAGTAGCCAACGCCTCTGACCGCCTGATGCAACTTAACCCAGTTAATTTCGCATGGAAATCTGATGGTAGTCGTGTAGATGGTTTCTTGGCTCACGAAGCACAGGAAGTTGTCCCAGAAGCCGTATCTGGCGAAAAGGACGCAATGACTACCGAGGAGTACGAAGTCACTCCTGCTGTTGAAGCCACTTACGATGAAGATGGCAACGAGCTAACCCCTGCTGTTGAAGCAGTCATGGGTGAGCGTGAAGTTGAAGATTATCAGGGCATAGACCAATCAAAACTGGTTCCACTATTAACTGCGGCTCTACAAGAAGCATTGGCCCGAATTGAAGCATTGGAGAACAAATAATGAGCAGAGCAAGACAACTCGCAGACCTGCTAGATAGCAACGGCAAGGTCGCAAACGCTGATCTGGACACCTCCCTCCAGAACACGATTACTACTGCACTGCCCAAAGCTGGCGGCACGATGACAGGCGATCTTGCGCTAGGCGATAACGTCAAAGCTAAGTTCGGTGCGTCTGATGACTTGCAGATTTATCATGATGGCAGTCACAGCATCATTGAAGAAGCTGGTACAGGGGCTATCAAAATCAAGGTCGGTGATTTCCGAGTTGAGAATGCTAACGGCAGCAATCTAATCAAAGGTGTAGGGGATGTAGCCTCATTACACCATGCAGGGTCAACTAAACTAGCCACCACCTCCTCTGGGGTCGATATTAGCGGCACAGTCACGGCTGATGGTTTGGTTGTTGATGGTGGGGGTAGTGACCCTGCACAATTTACTCTAAAGCAGACCAGTAACACTACAGGCTTGGTGTTGCGTAACTATGCTGGCTCTGAGGCTCAGATTCGCAATGAGGACAACGGGCCGCTAGTTTTCAAGACTAATGGCAATGAAGCATTTAGGGTGGATAGCAGCGGCAACGTGGGGATTGGTACGAGTTCGCCTAGCTCATATTGGGCTAGTGCTGATGACTTAGTTGTGTCAACTTCTGGTAATACTGGTATTTCTGTCGTGTCTGGTACGTCTAGTCTTGGTTATCTTATGTTTGCAGACGGAACTAGTGGCGGTAATAACACTCGTGGTGGTATTGGGTACGATCATAGCACTAACGATATGTTGTTCCGTGTCAACAATGATTCAAAGATGCGCATCGACTCCAGCGGCAATGTGGGGATTGGTTGTTCGCCATCTTTCCCCCTTGATGTGAATGGGGCAATTAAGTCGAGAACACAAGGGTTTCGTGTAGGTGACGGCTCTACTACTGCTGGTGCACTAATCATGCACAAGGAGATTACAGGCGCTGGCACCGATAAATCCGTTTGCTTATTTGCGGAAACAGGGAATGAGCTATCCTTTATGACCAATGGCTCGGTCACAGAACGAATGCGTATCGACTCTAGCGGTAATGTACTTGTTGGTGGTACTTCTTATGAAGGCTCTGCTACTACAGGTGCTTCATCTGCTTATATTGCCAGTGGTGGTTTTATTGCTGCCAGTGTTACAAATGATTTTGGGATGCTAGTTAATCGCACAGACAGTGATGGTACATTGTTTCAATTCCGTAAAAATGGCAGCAATGTGGGTAGTATCACCACATGGGATGGTGAACTAGCCATTGGCCGCCTTAACTGCGCTTTGTTATTTGATGACGATACCAACCGCATAAAGCCGCATTCGGTTCAGTCAAACATTGTCAGAGATAACAATTTAGACCTTGGAGGGCCAAGTGCCCGCTTTGACGACATCTACGCCACCAACGGCACTATCCAAACGTCTGACCGCAATGAAAAGCAAGATATTGAAGAGCTATCCGAAGCTGAACAACGTGTCGCTATAGCCTGTAAAGGTTTGATGCGTAAGTTCCGTTGGAAGTCTGCTGTTGAAGAAAAAGGTGATGATGCTCGTATCCACTTTGGAATCATAGCTCAAGACCTACAAGCTGCCTTTGAAGCAGAGGGCTTAGACGCTGGTCGTTATGCCATGTTTATCTCAACTACATGGTGGGAAGCTGATCGTATTATCCCTGCTGTTGAAGCTGTAGAAGCCCAAGACGCTGTATACGAAGAAGTGGTTATCCCTGCTGTGCTAGACGAAGATGGCAATGAAGTTGAGCCAGAACGTACTGAGCAAAACCTAATTTCTGAGGCTGTTGAAGCCGTTAAAGCAGTTGAAGAACACACAGTAACAGATACCTTTGAGACTCTTGAAGAAGCCCCAGAGGGTGCTACAGAGCGTACACGCATGGGTGTGCGTTACTCAGAGTTACTCGCATTTATTATAGGAGCAATTTAACAATGACTACATTTAACTGGAAAATTAACCAACTCGAACGCAGCACAGCCGATGACTATGTATTAGTCGTCCATTATGGCGTTGATGCTGTTGACGGTGAGTTCAGCAAGGGTGCTTATGGCACTCTTAGCTTTGACCCTGAGACCATGCCAGCCTCGGTGGACTTTGACTCGTTGACCGAAGAAGTCGTAATGGGCTGGGTGTTTAGCAAAGTCGAGCAGGAGGTTGTGGAAGCTCAGTTAGAAGCGGTGATTGCCGACATGAAAGAGCCTAAAGTTGCAGTGGGGATGCCTTGGGTGGAACGTGCTGCTGCACAGGCTGTAGTTGATGCTACACCTGATGAAGTGATTGAAGCGGCATAGTTAATATATAGAGGTATATGCCCCCGCTGGGGCATTCCAAGTGTAACATACTTTCACTAATTTGTCACATTTAATTAAAGGTATTTATAAGGGAGAGCAGTATGGAAGACGTATTAGGCTTCTTAATTTTTGCAGGTATTTGTGTGTTTATTTTCCGTAAGCAAATCAAAGAGTATCTAGCAAAGAAATAACTTATGTAGTATAATAACACTTATACATAACTTTATTACTAATTTGAATAACTCACCAATTACACAAGACCATTCTAAATCTATCGTAGATGGATTGTACCTCTTCGGTCTTTCAGATCACCACTCAGGTTACATACTACCTGAGTTCAATCATTATTTTACGTATGCCTTACTCCATAACAAAGTAAGGTTATTCTACGATAATAGTAAACCTGTAGGCGTAGTAACTTGGTGTTTCCTAGACAATGATAAGGCAGAAGCATTTGCTGAAGATGCCTATTTAATTGAAGAAGAAGATTACATTTCCGAAGAAGGCGAGCAGTTATGGGGGATAGAGTTTATAGCCCCCTTTGGTCACACAAGGCAAATGATGCGAGCTATGCGTAACATGGTGCATACCAGATACCCTAAACACTCTACAGTACACTGGAAGAGAGTTCATACGGGCTTACAACACACAACGAGGAACTTCTAATGGGTGGCGGTGGCGACACAACAAACATAACTAATACAGGTCTAGGGGACGATCAGTACAAAGCCCTTACCCAAAGTCAGGACACTATCCGTAATGATATTTCTACTGGTGGTGCCGACATACAGAACACTGTTACTACGGGTCAGGGTGAGATTAAAGATAATCTCAATACTGGCTTCGGTAATGTTATTGGTGGACAAGACACTATCAATACCAACCTGAATACAGGTTTTGGTAATATTACTAGTGGCCAAGACACTATCAATACCAACCTGAATACTGGATTTTCCAATATGGGTTCTGCCCAAGAAGACCTGCATAAACAGATATTCGGTGCGGGTTCTTTTGGAGAGGCTTACGATCCCTTTAGGAATGATTGGGAAGGCGCAGCCAAAGACTCAATGGAGCAGATAGTAGGTCTAAAGCCTATGGACATGGCTTATGATGTTAATGGTGATGGTACCGTCAATATTTCGGACTCAATAGAACTGAACCGAAGGGGTGCAGGACTTGTTGAGGCGGAATATAATGATCCCCGTACAGATGCCTACACTAATGGCTCCCTAGTTGGGGGCATAACTAGCGACTTTGATAACACTAATACTAAGATTGATGAAGGTTTTGGTGGAGTAAATGACTCCCTGAACACCATCAACACAGGTGTAGGTAATGTGGGAACACAAGTAGCTGGGGTTTCTGACTCTCTGAATACCATGAACACTGGTGTTAATGAACGCTTCGACACCTTGAATACTGGCCTAGACAATCGCTTTAATACACTTAGCTCTGGGATGGACACTAAATTTACTGACCTAAGTAAAGGTGTGTTAGATGGTCAGGCTGCATTAACAGATAAGATCGGCAGTGTTGGGGGTAGTCTGGATACCTACTATAGCGATCTAGCCGCCAAGCAAGCTGCACAGCAGTCAGCATTAGGCTCCCTGCAACAAGGTGTATCAGGCGTACAATCCTCTTATGATGCAGGTGAGAAGGCAGCAGTACAGGCACGTAGCCAGATGGCTGACCAGATCACTGGTGGCTTTGACCAGACTATAGATAAGATTGCTACTACAGCAGATGCGGCAGCTACTGCCAGAGATAACATGGCATCTAGTATTGGGGGTTCTATTGATAGTGTTACGGATAACACTAAACAGCAATTCACTGATCTAGGTACGGCAGTGCAGGAAGGCTACACTGAACAGTCTGTCCAAGCACAACAGCAGAAGATTGAGTTGGCTAATAAGCTGGCTGGAGTGCGTGAATTACTCCAGACTACAGGCGACAATCTAGGCACCCAAGCCAAGAGTACCTATACCCAGTTGGTCGATTCTTTTGATGCACAAGGCAACCTGATCGAACAGAGTGTAAGTGCTACAGGTAATACTATCCAACGCAGTGTGGATGAACAAGGTAATCTGATCCTCAATGAAGTAGACCAAGCAGGCAATCAGATTAGCAGTAACGGCCTGAATATTGAGAAGATGTTATCTGATGCAGAAGCGTATTCTACGCAACTGACTAACACCATTAACAAGAACTACGGTGATACTATTAATCGCATGGAAGGCCAAGGGGATGCTCTGTTTAATCAACTAGGCCAGATGGGTAGTCAGCAGGATGTAGGCTTTGATAACTTGGGTCGTAGAATTGATAGCAACCTAAACAACGTACAAACAAGTATCCAAGACCAACAAGGCACCATCCAAGCTGGCTTCGATCAACAGAGGGCGCAGATGGGTAGTCAGATTACTGACTTCGCTAAGATGGCATCAGGTATAGCTGATCTGGATTCCCAACAAAGGGCTAAATTCTCTGAGTTAGGTAGTGCCTTCGATCAGCAAGGGAACCTTATCAAGAATAGTATAGACGCTAACGGTAATACCATTTCAAGAGCAGTAGATGCCCAAGGGAACTTAATCCTCCGCAGCTTTAATCAACAGGGGGAGGCAATGGGTTCTAATGTACTGAACATCAGTAATGCACTCTATGAATTGTCACAGATACAGAGACAACCCGGAGCTAATACATTTGGGGGCCAATTATCCCCTGCATACACCGCTGGCGTACAGCCTAGCAACGTAAACTCAGGTTTAATGTCTCCTTATGCCCAGACCAGAGGGTAAGGATATGTCCGAACATAACGAGCCTAGATTAACTCGTATAGAAAATAAGCTAGATAAACTAGCAGATGCAGTAGTTGCACTAGCCCGTATGGAAGAGAGGATGATTACCTTATTCAGCCGTATGGAACAGTATGAAGATCGCCAAGCCCATTTAGAGGGGGAGATAGACGACATCAAGGATATTGCTTACTCAGTGAAGTTTGCTGAGAGAGTATTCTGGATTGTCCTAACAGGTGCGATTGGTACAGCATTTTGGTATTTTAGACAATGATCCCTACCCAAGTAAGTCAAGCATGTGTTAACTTAGTAAAGCGATTTGAAGGGTTAGCAAAAGTAACCGCAGAAGGTGATGTGAGAGCCTACCGTTGTCCAGCAGGTCGTTGGACTATTGGTTATGGTCACACAAAAGGTGTCCGTTCAGGTCATCGTATTTCTATTGAGGATGCGGAAGAATTATTAATTGGTGATATTGAAGTAGCCAGTTCTTATGTACGTCAGGTGGTTGAAGTTCCTCTAACACAGCCACAGTTTGATGCACTCACTTCCTTCGTATTCAATATCGGCACAACCAACTTTAAGCGTAGCACATTACTCAAGCGTTTGAATGCAGGTAAGTATACCGATGTACCCTCTGAGATGTTGAAGTGGGACAAGGCTACTGTAGAAGGTGTACTGACTGTTCTACGTGGATTGACTCGTAGACGTACAGCAGAAGCCGCATTATTCACTATGGATGCTCCACTAGCAGATGATGGTGGTGACATGATGGTACAGAAGGTTTCCTGTACTGCCACCAAGCCTCTCACTAAGTCTAAGACATTAGCAGGTGCAGGTATCGTAGGTGCTTCTACTCTATTACAAGAGATTGCGAGTAAGCTACAAAGCCTCACAGCATACAGTGATTACCTTCAATACCTGTTCTTAGGTGTCTCTCTCATGGGTATTGGCTTGGTTATTTACAGCCGAGTCAAGGATCACAAAGAGGGCATCCACTAATGTTTTTCATATGGTCAAAGATTAAAGCGGGCCTCGCCTTCATCCTTTGGGGTGCATTGGCTGTAATACTACCCATTCTCTACATCTTAGGGCGTAAGGATGGTGCAGCTAAGGAACAGGCTCAGAAAGCTGAAGAAGCCGTAAAAGCAGAAAAAGAAAGGGCTGAATTTTATAAAGAGATGGGGGAAGAGAAGGATGAAATTGTACGCAATAAGCCTACTGACAAGCATGATCTTGTTAACAGGTTGCGGGACAACGGTCTATAAGACCCAAGTAGAAGTCTACTGTCCTACCCTCATAGAATACCCCCAAGAATTTAGTAATGGCCTTGCTGACGAATTAGAAGCAATCCCAGAAGAACAAATCAAGAACACTACAGAAGCAATATCAGACTATGTAGCCCTACGGGATGAAATACGAGCCTGTATCAAACAAAGAGATAAATGATGACAATTATTGCAGAACCGATGCCTGTACAGGTAGTCCCCGATCAGCCACAGGTGGATAATCAAATCAATATTGCCGACTACGCAGGTCAGTTAGTTGGTGATCCCTCAATGTTTATGACTACCGATAATCCTAATACTACAGGGATTAACGAGAGCATGTTCTTAGCGGATCATAATACGGCAGCAAATGCTAATGCCGCAGGTACTAACATCAATGCTGGTGCTAACGCCTTCCAGATGACTAGTGATGCCATTAATGCCGCAGCCACCACAGTAGGCGACAACGTACAGCAGGCAGGTACAGTTAGCTCCCCTGAGACTGTAGCATCTTATGACGCACAGACTTCTATTGATGCAGTTAAGCAGCAAGACATGGATGCCTACCAAGGCACAGTATCTGAGGGTGCTAAGATTGATGCTGACGAGATACCACAGGCTGACATGCAAGGTGCAGCTACGGGTATTAATGAGGATGGTACTACCAACTACTTAGGTGATGCCCTTAAAGACTACGCATCACAGAATATCTCTAATGTAATTGATACATCTACTGTATCAGGTAAGCTACTCGCACAGCAGTTAGGTGAGGGTAACTACACGGATTCTAAGGCCACTATTACAGGTCAACTAGACATTCTAGCCGCCCAGTTTGTAGATGAAGCTACAGGTGAGCCTAAGATACCTACATGGGCAGCAGGTACAGCACGTAATGTGTCCCGTATAGCTGCGTTTAAGGGTGTTACAGGCACAGCGGCTACAGCAGCTATGGCTCAAGCCATTATGGAAGCTACAATCCCTATTGCGGAGTCTGAGGCTGGGTTCTTCCGTTCTGTGACATTACAGAACCTAGATAACAAACAACAATCTACAATTAATAGGGCCAATGTTTTATCGAAGATGGAATTAACCAACTTAGATAATCGAATGGCCTCCGCTATTCAAAACAGTAAGAACTTCATTCAGATGGATTTATCCAATATGGAGGCTGAGAACCAAGCTAGGGTTATCAATACCCAAGCCCGTGTCCAGTCAATCCTAGAAGATTCTAAGGCTGTTAACACTCAGCGCATGTTCACTGCACAAGAGCAGAACCAAGCAGACCAGTTCTACGACAATCTAAATAGCAGCATTGAGCAATTCAATTCATCTCAAGTTAACAGCATGAAGCAGTTTGATGCAGGTGAAACGAATGCCATAGCTCAGTTTAACGCTAACTTAGAAAACAACCGAGAACAGTTCTACAAGAACATGCAGTATAACATTGAAGTAGCTAACGCCAAATGGCGACAAGAAGTTACTCTCAATGAAGATCGACAAGACTTTGAGGCTGCTACTAAGGATGTATCTGCAATGTTGGATATTTCCTCAGACCAGTTGGCTAATATCTGGGATAGGTCTGACTCTCTATTAGATTACCTATGGAAGTCTACAGAAAGTGAGTTGCAAAGAGTACAACGCCTCACTGAGATTAAAATGCAAGGCGACATAAGTAGTGCAGTAGCAGACGCACAAGGTAGGGGCAATATGTGGGGTAGTATACTAGGGGGAATGTTTGGTGATCTATCCTCTACAGCTACTGGCCTAAGTAAAATTTGGGAGTGGTTATAATGACCTTTGAGGAAGCAGTTAAGCAAAGCATCAAGAAGTATTACGAGGGTATTGATCCTGCGGCCACTATGGAACTTCTAGGTGAAGAAAACCCCTCAGAATACGGAAGAGACTATTTTGACTCCGTAGAAGAAGAGATGTTCGGTGAGGAAGTGGCCTCTGACGGTGAAGAGGAAGTAAAAGATGCGTAATATGCTGGATGGCCCAATTCCGGGTGAGAACTATACTTCAGACACTAAGAACTATCCTTGGCACCGTCCTCCTGAACTTACTAAATATGATGATGCCATCAAGTATTCCATTGAGAAGCTGACTGACCCTAAAGCTGCTGAAGGCTTACTGACCTTCATTGAAGCAGGTATGCCTATTGCTACAGCCGCAGATATATTTGTTACAAACGGCATTGGTAAAGGTAAGTGGACACCTGACTTCGCTATTCTCATTGCTGGCCCAGTGGCTCGTATGATGGAGATGATGGCAAAGGCAGCAGAGATTGAATACGACTTAGGCATAGACGATGATGCCCCTGTACCTACAGTAGAGTTTTTTAAGGCTGTAGCTGAAGGAAATATAGATAAAGAACAAGTTGAAGATGCTTCAGAGGCCGTAGAAGGCTCTGTAGACGATTTTAGCGAAGAACCTATGGGTATGGCTACAGGTGGTCTAATGGCCCCTCAGAACGAAGCTACGGGCCTTACAGAAGGTGTGGCACCTATGGATGAACAGGATGCTATGTTAGGTTACGGCCCTACAGATGAAGTAGATGAAGAAGAGGTATTAGTGTAATGGGATTTATGGCAGGATTTGGGCAAGGGTTCAGTCAATCCTTTAATGCCGCACAAGCACGTAAGCACCAAAGAGAACAGACGCTACTGGCCTCTCGCCTTGGTGAGATTAAAGAAAATAAATCTAAGCGGGATGCAGCTAAGGCTAAAGAAACTGCCGCTATTCTGAAAGCTAAGGCTATAGCTAAAAAAATATCGGGAGCGCCTGCGGATTTTTGGACGACTATATTAGCTGACGTACAGGCAGGCCTGTCTGATTCTGCTATTATGAAATACTATGAAGGTGGTACATTCACTTTAAATCAACAAAGTAAAGGCACAGTAGCACCTGCACCCACAGCTAGTGACCCTGCGGTATCTGTAGAAGAACAAATGCAGAACGCTGTCCCTGTAGCTGACACTACACCCACACAAGATGTAACTGCCTCTGCCGAGCCTGCTCCTGAATCACAGAATTTCTTTGGTAAGCTGGCTGATGGCCTTCAGCAAATGGAATCCGATAAAGTAGACAACCAGATTAAGGCTACTATGGGTGAAGAAGCCTATGCTGCTGCCCAAGAAGAGTACACACCAATAACAGTAGACTCAGGTAAGTATTCGTTTACGCCTAAAGAGGATGAAGGCAAGAAGCCTAAATACAAGGCCAACCCTACAGAGACTAACATTGCAGGCTTAATTTTCATGGCTGAACAAGCTGGTGATACCGAATATGCTGCTAAGTTACAGAAATTGATGGATCAGTGGACTTCCCCTGAATTACCTAAAATAAACACCCTGACAACTGTTCAAGCCATTGAGGCTGCTATTGCACAGGTACAGGGCAAAAACATCGAAGGTGCTGAAGAGTGGCTCAAGATAGTAACCCCTCTAAAAAAGACACTGGAAGCGAACAAACCAGCTAATGAGCTATCCCTTGAAATGCAATTAGCAAACGCACACCTTGCCCTACAACAGGCCAAAGCTGCTGGCGATAACCAAAAAGCGGCCACGTTAATGAGCGATATAAGTATGCTGGAGGCCACTCTTAGGTATACTGCGGGGGTAGGCAAAACCACAACGTCAAACTTCTATGACCCAGATACAGGGAACATAGTAACCCTTACCAAAAAGGCCGTTGGCGGTGAACTTATTCATACCACACCAGATGGACAGCGGGTAGTACCTGCCGATGCTGGCCTTACACCATTGACCGAAGCACAAACTGAAGCATGGGCCAAATGGGATAAATTCAATCATGATGTAACCGAGGATCACACAAATAATGTTATGAACCTAGCTGGTGCCTCTATACTTGGGCAAGCCGTTATTGAATCTGTTATAGATTCCAATGGGGGTTCTATGACCATAGCAGCAGATGCAGCACAAGTATACACTAGCATTAAGCACGAATTTAGTGCGATAGGTGAACTGTTATCTGACGCACCACCAGCGGGTATGGCAAGTGACACACTACGTAGGTACTTACCAAATCCTAATGCTGTATATACCTCTGATGAAATACTTGAATTGGCCCGCAATGCAGACACACTAGAATCTAAGATAGGTCTATTAGCCTTCCAAATTGGTTCTGCCTACGGCACCAGTGGTACTGCTATGTCTAACAAAGATTTGGCTATATTTATGAAAAGCCTAATTCCTGACAGTAAAAACCCTGTACAGGCTGTGGAGCAAATTCACGCTGTTATCCTGACAGAGATAGCTAAGAATAGGGCCGCACCAGCGTCTTGGAAGAGCCATGCTACATATAAAGCCTTAGAGAGAGCCTTTAATGGCAATCCTCCTGAATCTGACAAAGGGTACATAGATACCATACAGTATTTACGTAATATGAATATAGAAACATCCCGCAAGGCTGCTGATATGTTCTCTATGGATACTAGTGCCTTTATGAAGATGTTGAGCCAACCTACCCAAGATGCCTCTGTACATGACAAAGGGTGGAATCGGATAACCAAAGACAATGTAGCTGAAGGTACGGCTGACGCTAGTCAGTTAGGCCACTACTTTAAGATTTTAGAAGGGGGTAAGATGATAACAGCCCCTACTGTGGAAGAGCTACAGGATAAGCTGACCGCAGCTTTTGCAGCCGAATTAAATGGGAATAACTAATGGGTACAGCGTCCACCAAGCCTGAAGGCACAGAAAAAACTATACAAGGTGTTACCTTTGTTACCAAGAATGGGGAGTGGGTAGTTGTAGATACTGGCAACCCTAGCATATTCCGCACTGCAAAGAAGGCAGAGGAAACTGGGCCAGCAGTCGAGGGCGATACTGCACCAGCCAACAGAAATGTTCCCTTTTTTACAAATGAAGACTACGAGCCTTACCCTGAATCTCCCGGAGCAATCAAAAGGATAAGGTCTTGGGTATCTGATGCAGGAGATTGGTTGTCTGGGAGCGATAGTGAGCCTAACGAAGTACAAAAAGAAGTAAGAGCGTATGATGCTGCTGCTGATGAAGTCCTCAAGCAGAACCAAGGCACATACAACATGATAGGCGAACGGCATTTGGGGGTAGCAGAGGGTTTCTACCAACAGGCTAAAGAAAAACCTTATATAGGTAAGTTCAACTCGCACCCTACAGAGTTAGAAGGAGGCCAACCCGTACCAGAGGGGGCATACTATCAGAATACAGAAGATGGTAATCAGTATGCTTTGCAGAATGGTGAGTGGGGACAAGTGTACGTATCTGGCCTCTACCCATTTAGTACCGATGTAAACAATGCTAACGTACTCTCTGGGAACATGACTACTTCAGAACCTACTCCTGCTGGGCGTATCCAAGAAGTAGAGATACCCAGTGCTGACGGTGGGGAGCCTGAAGTAAAGAAGATGGTAGTACCCCCACCTAGCCCTGACTCAATCCCAACCAAAATGGCAGAGTGGACTACTGAAGTTAACCGAGAGTGGACAGATGCTACCTTCGCTAAGACAGGTGACTTCTTTGCTCGTCTGGCTAATGGAGAGATCAGCCTTACAGAAGATGGAGAGTTGGAAGACTCTCGAATTATCCAAGACTTAACTGGTGGCCAACAGTTTACTGCTGACTTTGCACGATATGGCTACGCAGCCATAGTAGGTGGTGCGCTGGGCAAGGTAGGTTTAGGAACAGTAGGTTTAAGTAATTCCGCAATTCTTAACGCAGAAGCACAGTTTGCTAGATACCTACATAAAATTAAAGGTGTACCTGTACGCTTGCATGTACGTAGACTCCAGAAGGCCGCTGAGAACGTAGCAGAAAAGGCCGCAGGGAAGTTCAGTAAAGACCCCGCCAAAGTTAAAAGGGTGGTGGATAACTTCGGCCAGACCATAGTAGTGGGTGGTTCTGCCTTGATAGGGGAGGCTGTAGTCACCCCAGAAGACACTGTACCTCTTCTAGTACGGAAAGATTATGTACAGGAAGTATTCAAGGATATCCCAGACCAACAGGCAGAAGATATTGCCGTACTTATTGATAGCGCCCTTCTAGGTAAGATACTTGTCTTAGCAGGTGGGGCAGTCATGTCCGTAGCTCGACCTGTTGCACAAAAGGCCGCAGGGTTTAAAAAATTACAGGACAAAGTGTTGAAGTCCTACGCTAGAAAGACGCAGGGTTATAAAGTAATCAACTACCTTGACCCTGAGATATTTGAGGGGCCAGTAGAGGTACAGGCATACAAATTAAAGCAGTTTGCTGATGCTCTGGGAGATAACAAGACAGCCACCTTAGCTTTTGGTGGTGTAGAGGGTCAAGTTAGACAGGAAACAATGCACTCCCTTCATAATGGGGTAGAGCAGTATGTACGAAGAGCTTATGCCTATCGTGCTGACATGATGACTCCAGATGAATTTACAGACTTTGTGGGTAATAAAAGTAGCGAAATACTAAACAACTTCATTGCTCTACGTAGAGCAGAGGGCAACATTCCTGAAATGATACAAGCCACCGCTAACTCTATGGCTGATGTATCCAATATTATCAATAGGGCGGCAGATAAGCAGGCAGATGCTTCTCGTATAGCTTCTGGTGAAACTGTTGATGCCTTAGAAACCCCCGGACAGAGGGCTATAGATGCCTCCCGTGAAGCTGGGGGAACCTTGGGCAGTACGCAACGGGATAAGCTACTGGATATAGAGGATGAAGTAGGGGGTAAAGCCCAGCAGATTTCTGACATAGATTCCCAGATGGGGGAGGTGATCCCTACTGAGTTAGACAACGCAGGTTTATCTGACCCTAGAGGCCAGACACCCTACAGTACCTCTACACAAATGGAAGAGGTTATGGGTACACCGAATAACCAGACTGTGTTAGCAATTAAACAAAGTAGAGAAGCAGTTAACGCTGCATTCGATGACTTACCAGATAATATACCAGTAGATTGGGATATGTTCTTTGACGGGCTTGCAAAGCTAGACCCCAAGGCAAGTAACCCCATAGAGGCTTTGGCGAAGTTAGGACTAGAGTCTGATGGATACAATGCCATAAAGAAAGCTATAAAACCAGAACCCGTACCTAAACTGGACGAGTTGGGTGCGCCTATGATGGACGATAATGGCATACCCTTAATGGTGTTAGAGACAAGGGAGCAGGTTATTGAGCGTCTATCCGCAGACCCTTCGTATAACTTCAAGCAGTTGTTCAAAACCTTACGACCTGTGCTAGAGGATGATATTCAACGGCTCTATATCGGAGGGTACGCTTCAAAGACACAAGTCCCAAGAACCCTGAAGAAACTAGTAGATGACATGGCAGAAGCCAGTGGCGTACCTGCACTATCAGATGCAATGGATATGTACACCAAGCATGTGTCTATATACACCCCTAATAAAGCCCTCGCAAATGTAGAGAAACAGGCAAAGCTAGTAAATCCTGAGCTAACACAGGCAGCAGGTACAGCTAAGGGGGCAACTGATGCCAACCAAGCCCTACGGCAGGTGGTAAACTCCAGTGAAGGGGATGCCCTAAACGAAGTGCTTACCATGCTTACGGAAGCTACGGGGAGAGATGCTAAGGCAGGTTTCACTACCGCTAAAATTATAGAGATTAACCAGAAGGTATATAGGGATATGCTGGAAGGGAGGTTGGATGATGGTGGATTGCGGTCATTGTTAGGCGCTATAGAGCCTGTGATGGAGTCTCTGAGGGTCAGTGATCCCCAGAAGGCTGCACAGCTAGAGGAGCTTACACGAACAGTACAAGACACCTTGTCGGGTATGGTAGATAAGCGGGAAACAGCTAAAAGGGGACTAGAGGCAGCACAGCAAGCCTTGAAGGTGCAACAGGATAATATCTTGAACGACTTAGTAGTTAAGATTGAAGGGGACGGGTACGCACTCAAGATGGATGCCGAAACCTACTTCCATGATATATTCCAAGGCAAAGGCTCCCAGAATAAGATTCAGAGATTGTTGGGTGAAGTTTACAAGTTACCCACAGAGCAGAGGGGTACTGTGCTAGATGCTGTACAGGGTATATTCATTAGAGATTTCAGGAACGAGCTATTTACTAAGGGGTCTGCTGGGTTTGCATCACCATCTGGTACGTCCTTACAAACAGAGGCAGTGAATGCCAGCTTGTCCAAGATCAAAAAGATGAAGGAGGGCTACTTAAATCACACATTGGATAATGCGAGGATGTTGTTTGGTGATGACCACCCAACCACTATTGCTATCTTAGATGTTCTGAACAGTATGGATGTACAGTTGTCCAGTAACAATCTCAAATACACGGCAGGTTCCGATACCATCTTTAATGCTAGTTTGAAAGAATCTGTGGATATGGGTTCTGTGATTGCCTTTGGTATACTTAATCCTACAGCTACCCTAGTGCGTAGGGCCACCAAAGGGCCACTGAGTAAGCACGAAGCTAAGGAAATGGCGTATAACAAGGACGCTATTGCCGCTATACTGTCTGACCCAGAGGAGTTTGGTACGATACTTAAAGACCTAGCTGGTCATATACATCCAGAAGGCATTAAGGCAGCTTGGATACGTATGAGGAAGTTCTTTATTCGTACAGGCGTTATTGCAGCCTCCCGTCCGGGTGATGAAAGCGGGGGTATATCGGCCTCTGACGTAATTGAGCATACCAGAGGTATGTGGGAAGAATAAAGAACTACAAATACGACACACAATAACAATAAGAAAAAATTAACCCCTCAAGGATTGCTCCAAGAGGGGTTTTTTATTGCCTGAAGATTATGATGCTTCGGCTGGCGGGTCTTCCTTTTGATTAACTTCAAAGATGTTAACCTCAAATACAGCCCGATTAAGTAGCCAGTGCATGTATGGGATACTGGGGTCAGAGGCAGTTAAAATAAACTTACCATCCTTATCAAATCCCATCACAATACCTGATGTTAGCTTCTCAGCAGACTCTTCTAGCATTTCTTTAACAGTTGCTTCGCTCATTATTACTCCTAATGATTTATAAAATAACAAATTGGACATTATCTACAGGGACTTGGAAGAACTTCTCACCAGACCCCACAAATTTGTTGTTAACGGTAGTTAATGGTGCCTTACCTACAGCCTTGCTGGTCACTAGGGCCGCTTGAGTAAGGTTTCCATCAAATACACAGAAGACACAGCTATCCTTTGTGAACTTCTTCTTACGGGAGGGGATTTGAAGGCTGTCATAGGGAAATTCACCCATCCAACAACGCTTCACTTCCACCTCAGAGTAGAATGTTTTACCATTCTTGCTAACAATCAGATCATGTCCGTATATGTCTGGATTGTCACGGCAGTCATACCCCATTCTGCCCCATAATTGTTTTGCCTTCTCTCTGGCTTGCTCGTCATTGTCCTTAAATAGCTTCTCAGAGAATGGCTTACGTGCATTCAAGCAACGAACCTATCCAATCTTTCAAAGTAACCAGTGTTGAAGCCTCGCTCCCACTCTTTGAATAAGATCGTGTCTTTGCGGTACGGGTTAGTCAGTTCACCAAATCGGAATGACCGCTTACCCTTCTTAAATGCGTCAGATAACAACTTCTTTCCTTTGCTCATTGTAAATACCTCAATAAAATAATTAAATTAGCGATTATCGCTAGAACCTTGTATTACACTCCTTTTCGAATTGTTTAATCTTCCTGTTTAAATAGTAGACGGCCTTCTGTAGGTCTTCTACTTCCTTGTCACCCTTTAGCCCTGCTCTCCAAATGTACTTCATGGCATTCCCCAAGCAGAAGTCCATGTGTTCGGTAATGTCGATACACTCAACCCCTGAAGGGTGCTTACGGTAGTGTGGGGGCTTGTTAACTACATCCTCACTAACTGTAGCTTCCGCAGGCACAGGGGCTTGTAGATGCTCCTCTGAGTATTCTTCGGGATAAGGCTCCAATGCGGTACCCTCATAGTCACAATCCTTACAGAAGATGCTGTATACGTTATTCCGTAGAAAATAATCAGAGACTGCCTCGTTCAGGATGGCGTATACATTCCAACTCCCACAAGCATCACATCTATACTCTGTGTTAATAGCCATACTTAATGCCTCGTCTTAGTGCCTTTGGGTTTGAATGATAGCACCTTCCCGTCCTTAGACTTTTCAGGGGTGCCTTTCTCCTCTTCAGGGGTAAAAAATATCCCATCATCTTCCTCAGAACCTGCTGCCATGCCCATCATCATAGCCATGCCCAACTCAGCCATGTGATCCCCATCACCGTTTAACGAGGCTAATACACCGTAGCCCAGCGCCATCATGTAGTGTTCGGATTCTTCTTCTAGGGTGTCATCAAATTTACATCCTAGTGCAGCAGTATACTGGCCTTCAGCATCTACGTAGATAGTTAAATTTACGAAGTTCCCTAGACGTGCCAGAACTTCCCCAAATGAACTTACATCTTTAGCCTTTGTCATAATGACTCTTCCCAATTCATAGCACGTTCATACATTTTAACCGCATGATTAAAATCGCACTTAAATGCCTTCATAATTTCTTCAAACTGCTCTATGAACATCATCTAGTTTTTCTCTTTGTTGGTTAATTTATTCCAAGATCGAATAGCATCACTAATACTAAACTCCCCGGCCCCTTCCCGCTTACAATCAAGGCACATCACATAGTCCTGCTCGTAGTGACTGCCTCCAGTACATTGCAGACTAGTATTACCTGATCCGCATATGCACTTGTTGATATAAGGTGTCTTCATAAAACCTTCTTGTTAATAAGTTATTTGGTAGTTTAATAATACATTAACTAAGGTATTAAAGCAACGGTTTTAGTTAAATAAATACTACTTTTCTTGTTCCTGCTGCCTGATCTGCTTCTTACCATCTTTGCGTACTAATTTACTTTGGGCACGTTTACGCCAGCGTAGGTGTTTCGCCCACTCAACGGACTTAACTGAGCCTTTGCCCTTACTAGAGCTTGCCATCTCTGTAATCCAATTCGTCTTGCACACACTTACGCATAAGACTGCATGTAGGGAGAATGGCTTCTACCTTTTCTAGGTGGTCTGTATCCATATCAGCCAGTGGCTTGTATTGCAGGGGCTGACCCCCTTCTGGGCCTCTTGAACCCCATACCATTTCCTTGCGTACAATCTCATGTGGCTGGTCACTGTACAGAGATAGCTCCTTAGCGGGTATCTCAGTAACATTCCGTCTTAAATAATCCAGTCCCCCGTCTACTATGTACGTCTGACCGTTAGCATCCTTATATTTTTTATAATCATGGACATGGTATGACCGTAATACTGTACCATCAGGAGTTTGTATGGCGTTTTTAATTATAGAGTGTTTCATAGTCCCACTCCTCAAATATTCTTACGGGCCATTCGGCCTTCGTATTTTTCCAAAAGGGTCTGGAATATCTCGTCATAGGTCACATCAAATAGACCCTGCAACAGCCCCATCCGCAGCCCTAGAGACAGGTACAGTGGATAATGTTCGACAGGTATATCTACTTCAATTTCTTCCATTTCATCGGGGGTATCTTCGCCCTCATTAAATATAGTATCGTAGTTATCTTCATAAGCCTTGGTATTGGCTTTGCTCACCAATTTATCCCCAGTAGTGGGGTTACTTGTTGCCATAAGGTATCTCCTATTAAATGTTGGTTGTGGTTCACTTTAATGTATAAGAATTAGCTAAATTATAGGTTTTAATGACCCTAAAGTGATCTATATGTCACATTAACTGTACTTTTATGTGTAATGTGTAAGATAAGAAACATTACCCCATAATAAAGTAAGGTTGCTGGCACTCGGCCAAGTAGTCCCCGACCTTTATCCAGCTTATCTACCTACATGCCTGTAGGGATTACAAAGTGGAGCCTTTCCTCCTCCTAACTGATAGACTCAAACAATTAGGTTATACCCGCAGCGTTAGTGGCTGTGGCCCACATACACTGTGGGGAGATGATATTTTTACTCATACTAACAATCTCTTAAATTAGTTTATGTATATTGGATTCCACGGCTGTTAGTGCCTTAAAATCAGATTTATTTAAACCAATGGGGTTACTTGTTGCCATAAGGTATCTCCTGTTTTACGGTCTATCGTAAATTAGTAAAATACATGAACTAATACTTAGTCGTTACGGACTACTATTTGGTGCATTGACGCTGTTGTTTAAAAACTCGGTTAGATTGGTACTATTAGTACCCATCCAGCAAAGTTTATCTAAAGTGGATTTCACGGCTTATACCTCCGAGGAATCCTCGGCAGTTCATCAGCAACTCTCTCTTCATACAGCGCATCATAAGCCTTGGCGTATGCAGTATGAGCCTCGTGCAGCGCAGTATAGGCAGCAGACAACGCTGACTTAGCCTCCGACAACTCAGCTTTCAATTTTTCAATATCAGTCATGGGTTACTTCTCCATTTTTTCATATCCTTAACACCATCACCAATAGCTATAGCACCCTCTCCAACAGCCCAAGCACCTTTACCAATAGCCCTAGCACCATCACCATGCGCCCAAGAACCTTCACCTTTATGAATAGCTAGACCATTAATAGTCCAGCCTTCAGCGAGTAATTCGCTTTCTGTTTTACCGAATAATTCTTTTAATGTTTTCATTTACTTACCTACCAAAGCCGCCCAAGAAATTGGGTTTATTTAATCTTCATCATTCCAGCGACTGATCTGAAACATGAACAAGACGCATATAGTGGCTAATAAAGCCCACTCTCTAGGTGTAATTTCTAAGAACATTCTTTCTGCCCCGTTTCAAAATCAATATAACAAGCCTGTGCTTCATCCGTATCCTCTTCCTGTGGCTCTTCATTACGCTCATTTAGAACGCCATACCGCTTGCCTCCGGAGTTAAATGTGGTACAGCCCTTACAGCCTGCCTTCCACGCCTTAGTATAAATCTCTTTGAACTCTTCCCAAGGCATTTGGGGACTGACGTTAATCGTCTTAGAGACCGCAGAATCTACAAACTTAGTAGCCAGTGCCAAAACATCTAAATGCTCGTCAGCAGTACACTCATTGGCTGTCTTGCCCTTAACACCCCACTCACGCCATGCGTAATCTTTTACTTCTTCGATGATAGGGCCATCTTCAGTTTGGATAGTACGATCATAACCATGTGAGAAAACGGGTTCGATGCCACCTGACACATTGTCAGCGGTAAGGCTAATTGTGCCAGTAGGGGCAAAAGAAAGCAAATGGCTGTTACGTATTCCATACTCTTTGATTCCGTCTTTAACTGATTTTGGTAATGTCTTAATAAATTCACCCTGTAGATACTTATCAATATCCAGTGCAGGGAATGCACCTTTCTCCTTGGCTAGTGCCACAGATGTACGGTAAACCTCATTACGTAGGATTTTGAATATGTCCCTAGCGGTACCAAGGAAGCGTTCACTACCATAACTGAAGCCCAGCGCCTCAATAGCATTAGCAAGTCCAGTTACCCCTAAACCCATGCGCCTCTTGTCTCGGCTCTCTTTAGCCTGAGATTCCAAAGGGAAAACGGTATTGTCATGGATGTTATCCATAGCACGTACCACCACAGGTATGTCCTGCATTAATTGTGGAAAATTGAAGCTGCGTGTACCTTCATCATCGAAGCATACGTACTTAGCCAAGTTAAAAGACCCTAAGAGACAAGCCCCGTTAGGTGGTAATGGCTGCTCACCACAGGGGTTTGTGGCGGCTATGGTCTCACAGTACCACAGGTTATTGGCCTTATTGATACGATCAATGAACAGAATACCGGGTTCAGCCCAATCCCATGTGGAGCGCATAATCATTTCCCACAGCGTAGGAGCATGAATGGTCTTATGTACTCGCCCTTCAAATGTCAGATCAAACATCTGTTCTTTCTGCACAGCCTTCATAAATTCATCGGTCACGCCAATAGAAATATTGAAAGCAGTCAGATCAGTGCTGTTTTGCTTGGCATGGATAAACTCCTCAATATCAGGGTGATCCACACGTAATACGCCCATTTGAGCGCCACGACGATGACCAGCAGAGCTAACAGTCTTACATAGACTGTCATAGATTTTCATAAAGCTGATAGGGCCGCTTGAGTAGCTGCCTAGTGACGCTATAAGGCTACCCTTGGGGCGTATAGTCGAAAAGTCGTAACCTATCCCACCACCCTTACGCATGGTCTGACCAGCTTCTTTTGCTATGTCCATGATGCTATCAAAACTGTCTTGGATAGTAGTGGACACAAAGCAGTTGAAAGCTGTGGTCTGTTTGGGCGAACCAATGGCCAACTGTGTACGACCACCACCCATAAAGCGTTGATCCATTAGTATTTCACGTAGCTCATAAAAGTGTTCTTCATTATCAGCTAGTGTACTGGCAAAACGGTTTTGGGCTTCTTTAAAGCTTTCGCCCTCTGAGCGATATTTCATCGCATGGATTTCTTGGCTTAATCGTGTCTTTGGTGCCATTTTTAATTACTCTTGATTAAAATCTAATTCTTCTAAATCGTCGTCTACCTCACATGAGGTATCGACCCACTCACCTTCCCAAGGCTCCTGTGCTAATTCTTCAAGAATTTGCTTTAGCTTTTCGAAGGATTCTTCATTTGTCACATCCACCACATAAGCCATTACAGTAACGCCTCCTGCGTGAATTGTTGGGCGTGAGCCTTTCTTTCTTTAAACCACTGCTTGTGTTCTTCTTCACTGAGATACCAACTCAGCACATTTGATATGTCTTCCATGTAGATTTCTTCTTCTTCGACAGCCCCAGAAGGGCGTAACTTCACCCACTGGGATAAGTTGTCGTAAGATCGTGTGAGGTTAGCTATAATGATCTGGTCTACCACATCATCTTCTAGGGTGGACTCTAAGAGCCTGCCTATTACCTCTGCATTCTTATCTAATTTTTCCATTGCTCTATTACCTTTAAGGATTTTCGATTATGTCTCTCTTGGAGCCAAGCCTCTGGCACCAGCTTATCAGCGTAGAGAAACCCGTTTCTATCACACCACATTGCTAGTGTGGTTTTACTTCCTTTCCTAAGTTTGGATTTGCTAGAACTGAAGACGAAGCGTAAATCCATGTCTGGATGCTGCTCCTTGCACAGTAAGTGCTTCTTCCTGTCTTCTATCGTAAATCGTCCCTTAGATTCTATCACAATTCCGTTTGGAAGTACAAAGTCTGGTGTATAAGTATGGTTAGATTTAGGGATAAAGTATGGTATCTTAAATGGCTCATATTCACCCCCTGCATTTAACCTCTTTAACTGCTTTGCTATATTATCTTCTAACCCACTTCGGTAGCCTCGCTGCATAGCTGACTTCCTGACGTTATAGGGCTTCTTCATCCTTTTGTTCCTCGTAGTGGGCATACCAAAAGTGCTTAGGGTGGGCCGCTTTAGAACCACCTTGAGGGCGGTACTCAGCTTCAGGCCAACAGGCACTTTTATAAGAGCAGAAGCTACAATCCATACCCAGCCGTAGGTTCCCCGTAGGCTTCTTGCGGAAGTATTCAACTTCTGGCTCGTAACACCGCTTAAATGGTGCATCAGAAGTAATAAGATCAACGGTGTTCGCTATTTGTTCTTTCACTGCTGGTGCATCAAGGGTATCTTCATCTGCTTCAACTACAGCTACTTCACCAGTAGACTTATTAACGACTATCCAGCCGCCTATACCTTTATCACCAGCGGTAGCGTATCCTACTAATTGGGGGATATAACCGAAAGCATCCTCCTTCTTCAGGGCATCTACTCCACCCATCCACTTATGGGTGAAGGCCCAAGGTGAACAGGTTTTTGTGTCATAGACCTTGTTATCAATTTCTATATCGTTCTCACCCTTGATGGTGGTTCCGTTTATATCCATTGATACTTTCGATTTGCCGCCTGTGACATTCCAATCAGCCGCCTTAATTAATACTTCCATAAAGGCTTCTACGGCATCACCTGTCATCATACGGACAATGTGATTGTAGGGCATACGGCTCGGTGTAGCGCCTGCCTTCTGCATCTGTAACTGACATAAAGGCTTGCCTAGATTACTCATACGCAAACGGAATGAGTTATCCTGCTCACCTCTGAATAGCTGCTTACGCAGGCCATCCTTAAACATCTCACCAGCTTCTTCTATCCACTCTTCCTTCACATGGACAGCTTCATTGTTGCTTAATTTATCCAAGGTAGAATGGAGTTTTAATTCTAATAATGATGACATATCTGAGTCCTTAATGGCCCCACTAAGCGGTGGGGTAGTGGTTGTTTCCATTTTGGAACACACCACTAGGTGGGGCGGATAGTTAAACGCTGCTAGAAAGGAACATCTTCCAGATCGCTGACAAGTTCAGCTTCAATAGCACTGAGGGCTACGTCATCTGTCTGACGATTCATTAGAGAGCCTTTATGCTTATCCATAATGGCCTTATTCTCACCTTCAATCATCTTCAGGATATGGCCGATGGTATCCACAGTGGGTTCGTCTAATGCCAGTGGGTTAGCAATGTCAGGCTTAAAGTGCATGACAAAGTAAGTAACACCACCATTCTTCTTGCGCTCAGTGGTAACGTCACATGAGAAGTTGTACAACTTGCCGTTATGAGGCAGAGCCTTTACTACTTCTTCATCAAAAGGCATGAAGTTAGCACCCTTTAGGCGCAGTACAGCAGGGGCATTCTCCACTACAGTCTTAGTCCCTTTGGCAGTCTTACCTTCATAGGACACCAAGCAGTGAACATTTCGGAAGCAAGTAATGGACTTATACTTCTCCTTTAATGCTGGGTCTGCCTGAAGCACTTTGGAGGTTGGCTTACCACAACGGACAGTTCCTCGCTCGTCTGGGGCTTCCTGACGAAGTGAGTTAACTACAATAGTGCGATTAACTACCTTCTGCTCTTCAACGTCATAATCCAACCATTGAAACATATTAGACAATGGACGTATCTTCACAGACTTGGCGTAAACTGCTTCCCCCTTGCCTTGAATGTAGAACGTACCCTTGCGCAGTTCATTCCCGTCATCATCTTCATCTTCCCAGTTCAGTTTTAATACTGGTAGATACTCTGCACTATTGTCGTCACTATTGGCTTCCTCTTGAGAGGCACCTAGCATAGCGGCAATCGCAGCTTCTTTATCACTTGATAAAATGGAAACATCTGTTGTACTCATTTCAATAACTCCGTAGTCTTAAATAGAGATTTTATAATACACTAACTAAGTTGTTAGCGCAACACTTTCAAAATAAAAATTAGAAGTTTATTACTTCGCTGACCATCCAATTGGGGCCACTTTCAATTTCGATGTCTAATGGTAACACAGTCTCGTAAGAAAAGCGCATCTGTAGCTCCTTGGCTACATCTCTCATAGCCCAGACCAAAGCCCGTACTACAATGTCCTTCTCCGCAGGATGCAGGTCTACTACTATACTATCATGTACGGTTAATATTAACTTAGACTGCAAATTATGCTTCTTAAATGCCCTGTAAGCACGTACACAAGCCAGTGGTACAATGTCAGCAGTAGCGAAACTTTGTACAGGCCAGTTCACTACCTGAGTAGCGTTAGTAACCTTGCCATTGCCTGTACGTCTGACATGGGGGAAGTAAAACTCACGGCCACTGGGAATGCGTACAATACCATCCTTTAATACACCGTCCATTAGCTTTCTATGCCAGCCTGCAAGCCCCTTATAAATATTGAAATACTCCTTAAAATACTTCTGCACATGAGGGGCTTCATTAGCTCCTGTGCCGCCATATAAGGGTGCGAATGTATATGCCTTTGCAGACTTCCGCATATCGCTATCAACGTCTGATACAGCACACTGCTGGATAATAGAGGCAGTCTGCTTATGTACATCCTTACCACCTAGTATGTCCTCAATGATTTGTGGATCACGGGATAACTCACCAGCTACTCGGAACTCTAGACCACTAAAGTCTGCTTCCATTACTTCACCACCTTCAAAGCGGCTTACGACACACTTGCGAATAGGAAAGGTCTTACCTGATGGCTGGTTCTGGAAGTTGGGGTTACTGCTGCTCAGTCTACCTGTACGAGTAGTAGTCTGGTTGAAGTTGGCATGTAATAAACCACTAGGTCTTGTCCAAGTCTGTATACCTTTGACGAAGCTATCCAAGTACGTAGAGATAGCATTCAGCCGCACCAGCTTAGTTAGAAACTGTATAGCCTTCAGGTTGCCCTTACCCTCTGCTTGAGCCACTAGGCGCTTGATAGTAGCTTTATCAGTCTTAAAGCCGTTAATGGACGCATCCCTTGGGCCTGTAGGAACTAACCGCAACCCCGCAACCTTTCCGTTGGGACTATACAAAGCACCAGCACCACCACAGGCAGGGCATTTGCTCTTTGTCTTCCAAGGTGTACCATCCTTCTTAAACTTCTGAATCTTCCCCCTTCCCTTGCAGCGGTGACAATGTTCAGCAACAGTCTGCTTAACTACCTCGGTTGTCGTGCGTACAGCCTTAGTGAAACCACTAGCTGACATACGAGGCGGCATGAGTGGCTTACCCTTGGCGTTTAAACCAATGTTGAATGTTTCTTTATGGAGTGCCTTATCTTTCACAGATCGACTGTAGATGACCTTAGTCATGTCAGCACCTGAGTTAAGATTGATAGGGGTATCACCCATTACATCCAGTACAATCTCATTCAGATCATGTTCTAGCTGTGCCTTCTCTGCCTTAAACTCCTGCTCTACCCCATCAAGTTTATCCAAGTCGATCTTGATGCCATTACGTTCTATCTCAGATAAGAACAGCAACATCTCATTCATCAGCTTGAATGTAGGCTTCAAGCCGGGGCTACTCTCTAGCTCTTCTAGCTGTGCTAGGTAGACTTCAGCACAGGAAAGTACGTCAGCATCAGCATATTCAATGACTGTATCAAGTGGCATTGCTTCAAAGCCTATGCCCTTTTTAAATAAGTCCCCTACTAGATCACCCTTCTTACGGGTTACATCCCTACGGATAGCAGTCTTAGCTAGGGATAGCTCTACGTGCTGCCCTCTAGCAAAGATGTATTCCCCGATCATTGTACAGTAGACTTGCTCAGGCAAATCAAATCCAGCTTCTAGTAGATACAGCACATCAAACTTAGCATTATGGGCTACTATAGTATCACAAGCGGCTAAGTCTTCCCGTAGCTTCTTGGCACTCTCAGGTACTAATACTTCATTGTGGTTAAATATGGCTCTTTGCGCTGGGCCTATGCTGCCTTCTTCTAGGATACGCCAGTGGGCTGATACAATTCTATTCTTAGGGTTAAAGGGACTATTGTCTTTTACTACACCAAACTGGACTGTGGTTTCCAAGTCCAAGACTATTGCTTTCATACATCGCCCCTGCCACTATTCAAATCTACCAGCTTAAACGTACCTGACTCAATCTTCTTCTTAATTGCGTAAGGGCGTTCCCCTAAGAATGCAGCTACCTGCTTGGCTGACTCCTTTTCCTTGTCCCATGTAGGATCAAGGATGGGCTCGCCAGTCAGGGTCTCGGTAGCTACGATACGACCAAAACATTCCAGAGATACCCGACCATTCTCAAACAGGTAGAAGTGGTCTTCCAGTGGCTTATTGGTGTTAATACTGAATACATTTCTACGCATCTTCTTCATCCTCTAGGTCAGCAGGGTTAAAGGTTGGTTCGATCTTATCGCCATCATACTTCATGTCTAGCAGATCAGGTTCAGGGAATGGCTTAGTAACGTCCCAATCAATTACCTTCGTACTAGGGGATACACCCAACTTCACTCTATCTTTGAACTTACGCAACATAACGGCTCACCTTTGGTTCAATGTTACAAATCACAGTACCATGCCATCCAGACAATTTATTCTTACTCACTGTCAGGTAACGTGCTGTGTCGATCTCACTGTCTTCCACATCACCAGCTTCATGCTTACCAATACCTATAATCAGGTCACATTCAGCACTCTTACCAATCTTACTGCCTTCCATATCGAATGGAGAAAGACGTGTACGCCCCTTAGCGTCAGCACTTGCTTGTGAGACTACAATGACTGCACACTGGTGACGCTTGGCTAACTCACGAAAACGTCTGTATAGCTCTCTCAGGCGCTCATGGGAGGCATTGAAGTTACCATTGACGTGTACCTTATCG